TACCGTCCTTATCATCTGCGCAGCATCGGTGAATATTCCTTGAGTAAGGTTTCTCTTGACGACCGCGACCTGCCGCGCCCAATGAAGGATGGCAACCGAGTGAAAGCCTATTATGCCTACGATGTGGTGAGCGGTGCTGTGGTGGGATATGCCTACAACCGGTACAAGACTACCGAGTTATTTTTAGACTGCATGCGAAACATGTTCCAGACCCTGGACCGGAACGGCATGTATATCCCCGCCGAGTTAGAAGTGGAACACCACCTGGTAAGCGACTTTGCCGACGGATTGATGCAAGCCGGTACCGTCTTCCCCCTGATCCGCTGGTGTAACCCCGGGAACTCGCGTGAAAAACGTGCCGAGCACAAGAACCGCGAAAAGAAATACGGTGTGGAGAAACGCACGCAGGTAGGTATCGGCCGATGGTATGCCAAGCTGGAGGCCAACCGCCCGAAGGAAGAAAAGGTGTATGACGAAAAGAACAACACCTACAAGGTGAAGACCTATAGTTATGAAGAATTGGTAGCCGATGATATACGCGCCATTGAGACCTTCAACGCACAGCCTCACCCCAACCAAAAGCGCTATCCGGGCATGAGCCGTTGGGATGTGCTTTGCGCCCATCAGAACCCGAACCTTGCACCTTGGGACAAGGCCGTTCTTTACCGGTTCATCGGACAGCACACCGAAACAACCATCCGGCAGAACACCTACTGCACGGTGATGTACAACCAATACGGACTGCCCAGCCCGGAAATCATCGAAAAGCTGGAGCCGAGGAACTACAAGGTAGATGCCTATTATCTGCCCGATGCCGACGGAACCATCAACGAGGTATATATCTACCAGAACGGACGATATATCGCCACCTGCAAGCCCGTAGCCCGTTACAATGAGAATACAGCCGAGCAGACCGAGTACGACAAGGCAGCCTATACCGAACAGTCCAAGTATGTAGCTCAATTCGACAAGATGATGAAGGACGGCAAGATCAAGCGTGTGGGCATCCTTGCCAAAGAGGAAGCAAAGCTGATAACAGAGGTACAGGCGGAAGCCGTTCCCCTTCCTGCACAAGCCGAGGAAGAAGATTACTCAGCCTATATGGACATCAGTGCCTTCGAGCATGATGCAGTAGCCAAGATATAATTAACGACGTTAGAACGAATTTAAAACAGCATTCAAATGGAAATAACAAATGAAGTAAAGCAACGTATTGTGGCAGCGATAGCCGCCGACCGTGAAAATTATCCCAGTGACAACCGCCATGCCACGGCACTGGGCATAGCCCCCAGCGTTTACAATGCCATCAAGCGGGGCAATTATGAAAAGCAGGTCAGTGATGCCAACTGGGTAGGTATAGCCCGAAGATTAGGCGTGCAACTGCGTACAGAAATACCTTGGCTGGCAGCACAGACCCCGACCTACGTGTTTGTGAGCAAGCAGCTGGAAGTGTGCCAGGGAAGCGGGCTGAGTGCCATCCTGTGCGATATGCCCAATATCGGCAAGACCTTTACAGCGAAAGCTTACGTGAAGCAGCACAAGCACGCCGTATATGTGGACTGTAGCCAGGTGAAGACCAAACTGAAGCTGATACGCTACATTGCCAAGGAATTCGGTGTGACCAGCAACGGACGCTATAGCGACGTGTATGAGGATCTGGTGGCCTACCTGCGCACGATTGATACGCCCCTGGTTATCCTGGATGAAGCCGGGGACCTGCAGTATGAAGCCTTCCTGGAGTTAAAGGCGCTTTGGAACGCTACGGAACGCTGCTGTGCCTGGTATATGATGGGTGCCGACGGATTAAAGGAGAAGATCAACCGCGCCATCGAAGGCAAGAAGGTGGGCTATACCGAAATGTTGAGCCGCTACGGTGACTCCTACAGCAAGGTGACCCCGGACGATGCGCAGGAACGCGAAAAGTTTCTGAAGGCACAGGCTGCCATCGTCGCAAAAATCAATGCCCCGGACGGTGCCGACATTGCCAAGATTGTTCATAGCACCGGAGGCGGCTTGCGGCGCGTATATACCGAAATCGAAAAATTAAGGAGGATGCAGGCATGATAAGCAAGATAGAAATGCAAGCGATGGATGCTGTTATCGGTATCCATCGCGAGATGAGAAAAGCGAATGAGATAGACTGGGAACAGCGCAGATATGAAATTGCCAAAAGCATGCTTCCGGTAGTAAGAAGCAATTCATCAGGTATAATGTCTATAAAACAAGTTGCCAGACTTGCTGTGGACTATGCTGATGCTCTTATTGAAGAATTGAAAGGAGGTAACCGTGAAAC